TAAACCGACTTGCTCCGCCGAGGTCGGTTTTTCCTTTGTATTAAATAGGGCCGCGCCCGTTCGCGTGTAAACAATATAAGGCCTCTTAGCCTCCGGAGGACTAATAACCGGGTAAATATCGCCTCCGGTCTGATTATTCAAAAAGGGGTCGCCGTAGAGCGCGGAATATATTAAGGTAAGGACGCTCATATCCGGTTTCTTTTTATACGGCGGTTAACCGCGTCGACAATATTCCCCTTAAAATTGCTCTCCGCGCCGTCCCGATATGATCTAATCGCGTCCCGGAGGGGCGAGAACGCGGGGAACTTTCCGGTCGAGCGCCCGGTCGACGTCTGTCTCCTTTTTTCGGTCCCGTACTCGATCCAATAAATATTAAGCGCTTTATTATCCTCGTCCTTTTTAGAAGTGTCGATCGTAAAATCGCTCTTTTTCTTTAAGCCGACGAGGGCTCCCGGAGCGTCGGCGCCCCCGAGCCCTCTCGGGATTTTCTTAACGCCGAGCTTTGAGGTAAGCTCCTCGGCGCGATCGACCGTTGTCGCGAGGTTACTTTGCATCGCGGAGAGGACGGGCTCGGCCTCTTTTTTCGCGGCGCTTACGATCACTCGCTCCGTAACGGCGTTGTCGCGGAGGTCCCTCAATTTTCGCCGAGCCTCGTCGATCCCTTTTACAAGAGTCTTACTCATTACGCTCGACTTTTATTTTTTGATACTGTCGGCGGAATTTCTCGACCTCCTCCCGGACGTCGATAAGGTCAAAAACGCGCCCCTCATATCGGATCCGATAGTCCGTCGGATTGAGCCAACTTTTATAACGGATCCGGAAAACCGTCTCGCGGTTATTAACCTCGCGCTTGCTTTGGTACTCCTCCGGGCTCGAGGCCTCATCGTTAACGAGGAGCTCTCCCTTAATGGTCGCGACCTTGTTATAGCTAACGACTTGCTCGCCGAGGCCGTTTTTTGTAACGCTTTTCTTTTCAATATCGAGAAACCTGTCGAGCATTTTCTTAAAATCTCCTTACCCTGTAATAGTGTAAGAGTTTCCGGAATGTATTAACCCGCTCGTCGACGCTCGGCTCTCTTTGCTCAAAGAGTTGAGTCGCTCTCAAGAGGACCGCTTGCTTTATAGGGGCCGGGACCTTATCCGGCGTAACGCCGTAACCCGACTCGACTGTTACTCGTATCGAGTTAGCCTCCTCGGCTATCCCCGACGGAAAAGTCTCGTTTTCGGCGAGCCTTAGCTCAGTCGGCTCGATTGAGCTATCTATTACAAAGCGACTAAGGTCGACGTCCTCAACTGTTAAGCTATCTCTCAAATATTTTACCGACTGGATCCCGATAAACGGGGGAGGATATAAGCGCAAAGGGACCGTAAAAAAGTTAAAGTAATTGGTAAAAGTCCCTTTTAAAAATTTTCTCCCGGTGTATTGCTCGGCCTCCTCCTGAGCCGTTTGAGCTAACGACCGGATAAAAGTCTCATCCGCGTTGAACTCGTCCTGAGTCAAATTAAGTTGAGAGATAAGCTCGCCGTCGGATACAATTAGCCCTCCGGTCTCGCTTTGCTTTTCAAACTTAACGCGGTAATCTCTCAGGAGCCTATGCAATGGTAAAAGATTAAAAGGGGCCCAGCGTCCGGGCCCCGGGTTGGTTTTAGCTTACGTCTAAGTTACCGATCGCGTAAACGTCGAGAGCCTTAGAGTCGTGCCGGGAAAACATAACGTAAGAGGTTTGATACTGTCGCCCCCTTACCTCTTGAAACTCGAGCATCTCGGCCCCCGCAACGTCGCGTATAAGGAACCGGGAAAAGTCGCCGAAACTCATAATCGTATTCCCGGCGGTAAGCGCGCCGTCGAGATCGGGGTTAACCGTTACGGGATAGCCCTCGAGGCGATCGGGCTCTCCCTCCCGGGCGCTCGGTAAGTATAACGGGCGCGAGTCCCCGGAGCCGAGCTCTAACTTACGCACCTCGCTAAGGATCGCGTCGCTTATCTGGAACGCGCCGTTAGTACGGTAAGGACGCGCGACGGAGTAAACGAGGTCGAGTATATCGACCCGATCTAAGGTCCCGGCAGCGTTAGTCGTTACCGTCGAATTAGCGGCGGTCGTGAAGCCCTCGGGCTCTCCCGAACCGGATCCCGTTGTAAATTTCGGGTTGAGCACGTTGAAAAGCCTCATCGCCGCGGCCTCCTCGAGGAGACTTACGAGGTCGATCGGGGAGTCCTGTAAGACTTGACGGCTAAGGACCATCTCCTTAGAGCTAAAAAGAAAACTCCGGATCGTTTTCTCAGTTAGCGACGGCGTATCCTCGGCGGTTTTCGAGCTCGGGTTTTCGCTAATTTGCTCCCCGGCGGCCCCGGTCTCATCCATGAAAGGGTAATCAAAATTACGCCCGTTGTCGGTATTGATAACCCGCGCAACGGCTCGCGCTCCCTCCATTACCTGCATACGCGCGATAACGTTTTGTTGGAGCTCATCCGGGACGAGGACGCCTCCGGTCCCGAGAGGGGCTCTCGTTTGCGCGTATTTTTCATAAACGCCGCGCTCCTCGGCGCTTAGGTTGTTAGCGCTAATCCCGCGCTCGAGGAGTTTCGGGAAAATCTCATTATAAAAGATCTCCGAGTTAGTCCGGTTCCCCGTATTGTCCCGGGCCGTATTGTTAGCGACGGACTCCTCCCGCTCAAGCGCTTGGATTTTCCGGTCAATCGACTGGATCTCGTTTTCCATCCGGTCAAACTCGGCCCAGCGTTCGGAGGTCCATCCGTCGGCGCTTTGCTCGGCCTTATTGAGGAGGTCCTTTTGCTCCTTAATTAACCGGACGCGCTCGTCGTAATAGTTTTGAAGCTCTAAGCTCATAAAATTAAAATTTGAGGTTAAACAGTATAACGAGCGGCTCTTAATCGGGCCCTCTCGATTTTCTTACTTTTCTCAAGCTCATCCTCCTCGGGCTCCTCGGGAGCTTTGGGGAGGGGATCAATTTTCGTTAAGGTACTGAAAAGGTGAGCGGCCTCGGCCCCGGTCGGCTCATAAAGGCCCTCCTCGTTTTCTCTCATTACTGTAATTAAGGCCGCGGGGTCCTCGGGAGTTCCCGTAACTGAAAAGTCCGCGCCCGGGACGTCGATCGTCCCGTCCCGCTCAATTCGTGTAATCTCGCCGCGAGCCATACCGCCGCTTGAGTCCCACTCGACAAAGTCGCCGACGTCGAGCTCGTCGGGCTCGGCTCGCGTTAATCCGTTGCGGTTATTGTCGAGCTCTCGCAACTTTCGCTCCGCATACTCAACTCCGGCGCGACCGCCCCACGCGAGCCACATTAAGGCCCCGCAACTCGAGCGCGGATCCTCATTTTCAAAGCGCTCAAACCGCTTAAACGAGGCCATCCGGGCGAGCGTATCCTCGCTCACGGGCTCCCGGTTACTGAGTTGCCGGGCCCGGGTCCAGCCGACCCGCGTCCCGCACTCGCTTTGCTCCGGGACGTCCTCCTTAATCTGTAAGGCCCGGCTCGCGTTATTGGATACCGCGTCGGGGTAATCCGTGAATGAGTCCCGGATCTCAGGCTCGGCGCCCCGAGCGGTCGCCCCGGCGTAACTCGGAATGTTTACGACGCTAATCTCGACGAGCTCTTGACCATGAAAGTAAAAAAGGCCGTCCTCTCCCATACGACCGAGGGATCCGTTAATTTCTAACGGGATAAAACCGACCGAGGTCGCCCGGAGGGTCCCGGCCTTGATTTTCTGGAAAATCTTACCCGCTAACTCGTTCCCCGTTACCGCGGGATCCTCAAACATGATACGGGCGACTAATTGCTTACGCCCGGAGCTATCGGTCTCGATCCGGACGTTCGCCGTCCCGATAACGTTGTCGGGGTCGGCCTCATCCTCATCCCCGTAAACTTTATGTTGATACCCGATAATAGGGTTATCCCGAAAAGCGTCGAGCCTCCAATTATCCATATTGATAACGGTCCCGTGACGGTCCGGCTCCGGGCCGGAGACAATAAACTCGACGCTCCGGGCCTCCTCGTTAATGGATTGAGGGGCTCGCGTTGCGGTAAGTGATCTCGCTTGC